ATTCTGTCTTAGTTCTTCTACTGTATCTCCGTCCCTACCTCCAGTTGCTGGTTGTGGGTTGTTAAACGTTACTGTAGATTGTCTAGATGTATTACCTATAGGGGTTTTGTTAATTACTGTTGTAATAGTATTTGCAGGTACGTTAGCAGCTACTCCTCCTCCTACTACGTAACGAATTGTAAGAGTGGTATTTGAAGGAGCTAATCCATATGTCTGTGTACCTAAGAAATTAGACGGATCATATGCATAATCAATATTGATATTAAATGGTGTAACTCCTAACCCTATATTGGTAGGGTCTGGTGTTAATACTGTATCTGAGGTGCCTGTTATTCCTGATCCAAATTGAATCTGTAATTGTCCTGTAGAAGTAAACCTAGTAACAAATCTTCTTGGTACTTTCTCTAGTGTCAATAAGTAAGGTACTAATTTACTATCTGTACTTCCTGCATTTGTTGTATCTTTAAAAATAGTATCTTGTCCTAAGAAAGGAACTTCATACCATATTGTATTTCCGTTATTCTCTGTTATAGAATGTACACCTACTATATTAGTATCACCTACTGTTATTGTTTTAAATTTCTCTACAGTACCTATTACTTCTGTTACTTGTTTCATTTCTCCAGAATATGCCTTTACTGTTTTTGTAAGTATAAATTCTGTAGGTATAAAAGTGATAGGGTCTAATTGAGAAACTGCTACTGTTGTTGGATTGTATGAACTAGAAAAACTAAAATCGACTGGTTGGTCTATGATAAATCTAGCTTGACCTGAGGTAGTAGAGGCAAGTTCTGTTCCTGCTGCTAGTTGTGGTGCTGTGGTCCAATCCGGTTCTCCTGTAGCATCAGGAAGTATTGTACAAGATACTTGTATATCAACTTCTGATACTGTAGTAACCTTTGGACGATACCCCATCATATAAGCTAAGTTATATAAATTTGCAGGATTTTTAGCATACTGTAAATATGTTTCCTGTAATTGTGTGTCTTGGTAGAAAGATAAAATATCACCTACATATGCAGCCATCTCTATAAACATCATACCTGGTGATGTAGGAGAAAAGTCGTTATAAGCGTCCGGGAAGTAGTTCTTTGCGTACTCTGTTAACTGGGTTTTAAAATCAGTAAAATCCCTATTTACATATTTTATATCTCTATCTTGAGCCATTATTGTTCGAAATTAATTAATAATTCGTCTTGTATATTTGTCTGATCTACACTATACTTTATGTAGATTGTTACTGTATGTGTATTCGGTGTTTCTTCGACTAGAAGTTGTTCTATTATTACATTTGGAAACCAATCTGCTATACCTCTCCTAACCTCTACTTGAATCTCTTCTCGAGTATCTGGTGTCATTTGGTTGAATAGGAGTGTTCTTAGGTTTGTTCCAAAGTTTGGATTTAAGAATCTTTCCTGTCTTCCTGTTAAGAAAAAGTTAATTAAATTAGATTTAAGTGCTTCTTGTGTTGTATACGTAGAGTTAAATACAGCTTTAGAGGAGAACGGTAAGCTAACGCCAACTGCTTTCCTAGGTTGTAAATCTATTGGATGTATTTTCTGTACGTTAAATGCCATTATGCTCCGAATCTTTGTTTATCTTTCTCTATAGATGCGTTATATACTGCAGCTGCTTTATTCACAAAGTCGAACTGAGATATATCTAATCCCGGTTCTGGACCTTGTCTAAAGTTTTCTGTTATTGGGTTCATTCCTAATCCAGGTGCCTGAACCATATCAGATGTTGCACTTATTAAGCTTTCGTATTCTCCTTGAGTCATTGAATGCTTTGTTTCATTCATTAAATCCATAATTGGATTACCTGTAGGAATTGGTTTTGCAACTACTGGTTTATAGTTTTCGTACTTCGTTACTTGCTGTACTGTAGGAGTTTTCAAAGTAGGTTTCACATCTTCGGAAAGAACTATTGCTAATTCCTCTCGAACTGCTTCTTTTACCGCTTCTTTGATTAATTTTTTTAATAAATCTAACTTCATATTAATAAATAGTTATGTTATGGTAATTGATTATCTATTCTAAATTTTAATTCTTCTAGGAGTATATCTGTAGAAGAACTAAAAGATGGCTGTCCTCTTAGTACAACAACACCTCTTCCGTCTTTTGCTATAGCAAATCTTCTTGGAGCTACTTTAGGTGAGTTTGGATCTTGTACAACTGCTAAGGTATATCCTCTATATTTGTATTTTGGATCAGGTTGCCCTGTTAACGTATCTATAGGTGTTCCTTCTGTTCCTGTATTACCTTTTGGCTGTGCTGTTGCTAATATAGCAGCTAAATCTGCAGTTGTTGCACTGTCGGTACTACATTGCTGAATTGCTATATCTATTGAGTCTAACCTGTTTTTTATATTATCGATAGGAGGTATTATAGATTCTACTGTTGATAGTATTGCGTTACCTTCGTTTGTATATTTCTCTACTAGTTTATCCAACTGTATTAATTTATCTGAATATCTATTCAAAATATTCATAGGGACCCCTAAACCTCCTGGACTTCCTGGAGGTATTATTGCTGTTGGTGTTGGTATATTCTTAATAACTGTAATAGCTGTTCTCACAGTACTTGCGATCCTTACTAATTGCCCTGCAGTGCTTTTATACTTCTGTGTTCTTTTTTGAAAAGCTCCTATATTTTTTGAAAGATTATTCTTAATCTTTACAATTTTCTGTAACTCTTTTGCGTTTGGACATTCATTTACAAATTTACCTAACGACTCTAACACTCTTTGTTGTATTTGAGCAATAAGCTTTCCTCTCATTCCTCCTATCTGTACTGCAATTACTCCTGCAATTCCTTTTACAGAAGGACCTGCTGCTTTTAATAGTGCTCTAGTTTCTTCAAGTTTTCTTTTAAGCTCTTTTGCTTTCTTAGCTGCAGCTTCTGCTTTAGCTTTATACGCTTCAAACCTTGCTTTTGCTTCATCAAATTGTGCTTTAGCAGCTTGTGCTTTTTCTAATGCTGCAGATACTTTAGTAAGCCTTCCTTGAGATGCTGCAAATTTCTTTGCTCTCTCAATACCTTCTTCTGCTCTTGCAAGTTGCTGTAAAGCTACTTCTTTTTTAGAAGTTGCTAGAACTTGTAATTGTTCTGGTGTTAGATTTGTATCTGCCATTACTCTGTGAAGACTTTATTTGATTGAAATTGTTTTATTTGAGTTCGTAGAGATTTTACTACTGCTTGTAACTCTGGTCCTGCTGCATTTAATTGTGTTACTGGTCCTCCGCTTACTGCTGCAGCTGATGATAATGCAGATGCTACACTGCTCAGTGCATCTAGTAAGGAATTCATCCAGTTTTCTAACTGTCTTCCTAGTATTACAGGTTCTTTTGTTCTTGCTGTTCTAGCTTTTACTCCTAAGTATATCTGTTTAGCATCTACACACATATAATCTGTTGCATCAAAATTTAAAGTTTTTGCATTCAATCCTATAGATTCTTTAGCTGAAATAAAAGCACTATCCTCTTTTGCATTAAAGTATAATCTTCCTCCGTTTAGAAGTACCTGGTTACCTAAATACTTATCTGAAGTTATAGGCGGTACATCATAAGAATCTCTCTTTGTATTAATAGATTTAAGAGGTATTACATGTTTTGATGCGAAATATAGTGAATTAAAATCATCATTTATATTCTCCTCTATAGGATCTATTCCATTATCTGTAACTATTTGACCATTACTTATAATAATTAAAGGACTTCCGTTGTTTGAATCTCCAATTAATGTAGATTCTGCTCCTTTATTTCCTCCAAATCTTATTGATTGACCTAATCTACCTTCTATTAAAGTATCTCCAGGTGCAGCTTGAAGTGGATTTATATTGGCTGCTTCTGTTGCTCCTCCTATTAGCCTATCTTGCCAACCGTCTTGTTTGGTATCTGGAGAGGCATTATGATGAGGTGAATTCCAGATATTAACTATTTTAGTCCAGTATTTTACTGTTGCACCCGGTGTTCCTTGGCTATTTGCTCCTGGTGCTGATTCTATTTGAACCATTTCACCCTCCATAGGTATAACTCTCATTGTAGAACTTCCTTGATAAGCAAACTGTAGAGTATCTACTTGGCTTTCATCTCCTGGTACTTTAGGGAATTTGTAGAATACTCCGTTTAACATAGAAGGATCTTTACAGTTAGGATCATTTAAAGATAAAATAGTACTCACTACTCTTCCAAACTGCCCTCCTGATGCCGATCCTCCAGTAGAACTTCCTGAAGATCCTTTACTAGGGGTAAAATGTGACTTACTCGCCATTACTCTTCGTCTTTTTTATCTAGCTGCTTTCCTAGTTCTTCACTCTGTTCCATTAGTTTTGCAAGCTCTTCAGGGTTAAAAAAGTCTGCTTCAGATCCTTTTCCTGCCCCTTCTAGTCTTTGAACAAGTGCTACCATTTTAATAAGATGCTCATCATTCTTTACTCCAACCTCTAAATATTCCTTAATCATAGGAACAACTAAAGTTGCATCTCCTATATTCTCAACAAGAGGTTTTAACTCTCCGATAAGAGCATTAATTTGCTTTTCTTTATTCTTAGAATTGTCGTAAATTTCTTTTAGAACATCAGAAACGGTCTTTTTCCCGAATATTGTTGTATCTAATCCCATAGTCTATTTATTATATAAATATCGAAAGATACCTTATTGAATAGTAAATCCTGCATCTTGGTAGGATTTGTATATTTTATAAAATTCTTCTTTAAGTTTAGAAATTACTTTAGTAAGGGTAGGGGTTTCACAATCTGTCATCTCTCTTATGTAAATGTAAAGAGCTTTCTTTCTGAAGATCTCTAAATCATGACGTGTTCGAAATAGGGTGAGTATAGCATCTGCTACTCTTTGGTCTTGTTCTTTAGGGAAAAGCTCCTCTATAGTATCGTAACTATTTTCTATAAAGAGATTTACTACCGATGCAAGAGCTATCCGTCTTTCAGAATCCGGTAAACCTTCTACTTCATAAGAATCCTCCATCTCTTCAAAAGATCCTACCTGTTTTAACTTCTTGTAATTACGATTATTGTAGTTTATAAGCCACCTCTTTACTATCGTTTGAAAGTAAGAAAATGCTTTTGCTCCGTTAGTAGAGTCGAATCTATGTAACTTTTCCTCAACTAACATACTAACTACATCTAATTTTAAATCTTCGATGCTATCTACATCTAAGTAGTAGAATTTAAAAGTATGAATAATATTCTCTGCTAGCTTATAAAGCGGGTGATATATCTCTTTTTTAAATACATTATCCCTAAAAACAGGATCAGAGGATGCGTTATATCTTACGATTGCATCCTCTGTTTCTTGTGTGAAGTAGTAATTATCTTTATTTGGTGGTTTTGCCATAGTCTTCTGGGAGACGGAAATCATTTATTGTATCTTGTATTTCTTTCATGAAATTGAAGAAAACTCCTACTTCATCATCTGATCTAAATGCTCCTGACTCATCTAATTGTTCAACGTAAATTTTTGATTCACTAATAAGATACGAAACTTTCCTTAGATAGTCAACTTGGTATTCTAATATACTCTCTTGTTTAATCACCTTACGGTTTAAGTTGTAGATTACATAAACTAAAACTAAAAGAATTACTCCTAAAATCGATATTACTATTTCCATTTTTTAAATATTTTTTACTAGATTCATTAATCCTGGAGAGGAGTTGACTGTTTTCCCTGTACTTGCTTTTGTCTTTTCTGCCTTATTCTCTGTAGAACCTCCTAAAGACTTCCAGTTATCGTATTCGATTTTAGAAGCTAAGAAATCAGCATTATGTAAAATATAGACCAAGTTAGTTTTAAATTTAGCATCAGGGCTAAAAGACATGTAGTAAGGTTTATTTACATCATCATATAATCCATCATGTAATTTAATAGCTAGAAACTCCTTTTCTGTTAAAGCTATACCATATTGCTGTAGAGTAAAAAGGGAACGGTCTTGTATAAGCATGAATGTTAAATCCTTATTAGGAGTGTACATTTCATTTAATTTATCCTGTCTCCATTTATCTGTTTGTTGAATATAGTTAGGTTTTCCTTTAGAGCCTATTTTACCTAAATCATGATTAAGAGCAGCAAAAACTAACTCTTCATCGGTAAAATCTATAGAAGTACCCATTTCTTCCCACAATGCTTTTGTTTTTAAAGCACAATGAACAACACGATTAACATGGTCAATATACCCTCCCGGAAAAGCATTATGGTAAAAAGTCTTTCCGGAGGCAGGAGCCATGATCATTTCATCGGACAGGTCAAGATAAAGAGCTTTTAACTTCTCTTTACGATCACCTGTTATAAAAGTATCTACAATTTTAAGATGCTTCTCCCAATTCTTTTCTATTTGTTCTGCCGAAAGATTCATTAGTCTTGAGACTCTGTATTTAATAGAGTTCTAAGATCCCCTATCTTTTCCATTAACTCTTCTACTTTCGCATATGCTTCTGCCTGTTCATTACGATGAATATGATATCCTATTTTCTTTACTTCGGATTCAAATCTCTCTAATTTTTGTTCAAATAAGGTCTTGTTTCTCATTTTCTTTATTTTTAATTTATTAATACTTCTTTATACTTTATAAATCCATATAAGGGTAAGTTATGAACTTTTTTTTTGGGAAACAACTCCTACGGTTCAAACACTACTTTTAACTCTTTTAAAATAGTTTTTTTATTCTCTCCTAGAGTAACCTCTATATAAATTGTAGCAGTTCTACCTATAAAATCTGGGAAGAACGTCATAGACTGCTGTGGTCTGTATGTATATTTACTGTATGTAGCAAAATAAGTCTTATATGCAGGATGATTTACATTAACATTAGGATTACGTTGAATAGTATATCCTGCTAGATTCATTATATTTGTTTGTCCAATAAGCTGTGGAAAGGTATAAGTTTGAGTTCCAACAGGGATAGGAGTGTTCATTTGATTACTTGACCACAGTCCTAAGTACGAATAAACAGGGTAGGTCCATATTACGTTACCTGGAGTATAGAAGAAATTAGAGTCAAACCCCACGCTCACTAAAGGAATTCCATTAATAACATAGTGAGGATCCAATTCATTTACATCACCTTTTACTGTGAAATAATTCAATCCAGCGTGTTTTATATGCCAAACCCCTTGCCCATCTTGATAAGTTCCAGGATGACCTTGAGTATCAATTCGAAATTCAGCACCGCAATTACCGTTTAAACAAACATCAGGTTCGATTTCAGGAGTAGAACAACTAAAGACGAATAAAGAAAGTAATAGAAGAAATAAATTTTTTAACTGTTTCATAACATTATTTTTTGATTACACCTAAATATACGAAGAAAAAAGGGAGGGGGCAACTAAAATATTAATTATTTTTCGAAGAATCGCCGCGCAAGATTTTTTATATATCCTTCCCGGATACCTGTTAAGTTCGCAAGATTTTTTATATACCTTAATAAATTATGCATTCCCCTACAGTAAACAATGCTCCTACCTCTCTTATCTTATCAAAAGCCTCAAAAGGAGTAACCTTGAAAAACTCTCTAGACCCTCCTCTATCGGAAGAAACCCTAACGGAAGAAAAATGTTTGTGAACGGCCTTCTCCACTTTCAAGGCAGAGCCTTTCTT